CAGCCTGGGCGGTTACGGTCAGTGTGCCAGACGCGGCCTGCGTGTCTGCGGCGTCAGCCTGAGCGGCTTGGGCGGATACGGTCAGTGTGCCGGACGCGGCCTGAGCGTCTGCGGCGTCGGCCTGGGTGGCCTGGGCGGTTACAGGCAGTGTGCCGGACGCGGCCTGCGTGTCTGCGGCGTCAGCCTGAGCAGCCTGGGCGGTTACGGTCAGTGTGCCAGACGCGGCCTGCGTGTCTGCGCGGTCAGTCTGGGCAGCGGTTGCAGAGACGCCGCTTGTGGTCGTGCCGAATATCCACGCATCCCAAACCTGCGCCTCTGTTTTGTCCAGATCGCCCCAGGCAATGCGTGCGTAGACCTGCGCGGCACTGCGTTTGACATACCGCGCCTTGAGCCAGCCGTTGATCTGCGCGGCGGCGGTCATGGATTACCCTTGCGAGTACACCACCTGCCCGCTAATGTTGCTTGCCGTCGTGGTGGAAGGAACGAACAGCAGGAATGGGACGCTGCCGTCATACATGCGCGGCATACCGGACGTGATCGCGTCAACGGCTGCGGGGACGTTGGCAGACGTGATTTCCAACCGCGCAATCTCACGGTAGGCGACTAGTGAGGCGGCCCCGGATGTCCAGGTCGCAGAAAGCGTGAACGACTGCACCGATTGCACGCCGGTGTCGCCAGCGGCTAGGCCCATAGGGTAGAACGAGCCGATGGCGGACGATGCTACGCCGGTCAGAATGCCCGTTCCTGTCTGACCAGCCGTGCCAGCCTGATTGGTGTAGGACATGGTAAAGGTTGGCGTGCCGGAGCCGGTCGCCGTCGTGACCTCAAGGCCGATCAGAACCTGACTGCCGCTGCTGGCACCGTTGGCGTCGCGTGCGGGCCACGCCACCGAGTTGATGGTCTGCGCGGTTGTTGCGGTCAGGTTCAGGCCCGAGTTGTGCCAGAGCCGGTCGCACAAGACGAGCGTGCCCGCGACGGCCGCCTGGGCCTGAAAGCGTGCCAGATAGACGTTCTTCCCGGCGACTGCGGCAGGGAACGGGATTTGGCCGCCATAGCTGGTGAGCGCAGCGCCAGACATACCAGGAGACGGCGCAACAGCCGCACCCGGTGCGCCCGCGAGGTAGAATAAGCTCTGCGGGCGGCCAGCGACCAGCGTAGGCGTTGCGGCCTTTGCGATGGACGCGGGAGGCAGCATCCCTGCCAGCAGTTGATCGAGTGTGGTGATCGCCATAACCGGCCCCGATCAGTCTTTATGCGCCGTAAGCCGTAATTGTCCAGCTTGTGACGCTGACCGGTTGACCTGCCGTGATGGACGTTGAAGTCAGATTCAGATCCGCGCCGCTGGTGCCACAAACACCTTGGCTGACGCACGTTGTGCCCGCCGAAGAAGTGCAAAGACGATAGTAACCTGCGGTGCCAGATGCAGCGGCGTTTGTAGTTGTAAACGCATTGAACGTCAGAACGCCGTTCGACACCGTTCCCGCCGTTGACGACATAGGCAACGATACGAGCAGCGTGCCTGTAGCGGCTGCTGCGCAGTTAGCGGGCGGCGAGCCAGTGTAGATCAACAAATAGCCTGTAGACCCCAACTGCGTGACTAGATCGGTCATAGCGTTGGTGCGGTGTGTGGTCGAGTATTGGACGGCCATAGTAACTCCTAGTTATTGCGCCCGATCAGCAATCGGCGCACGAGGGATTGAAGCGCAGAAGTGCCGAGGCTGGCAAGCACCGCTGCAAACGCAAACTCGGCCATGCGGGGCATTTGAGGGAACCACGTCAGAAGCGCCGGGGCAGTTGACGCCAGCCCTGCCGACACGAGCGCACGCCCCACGACGATACGCCAGGATAGCTGCTCGGCGGAGTCAAGGATCTGGCCTAGCCCGATCAACGCGCCGAGGACGGACGACCAAGCAAAAAACGAAAAATCAATCTTGTCGTGATCCATAGCGGCGTTTTAGGTATCGTCGAAGAACAAGCTCGCCCGCAATAAAAACCGCCGCCAGCAAGAGAACGTAGAATAGATCGCTGATCATTTTGCCCACTTCTTTGCGTTGAGTGCAAAAGTGGCCCGCTTGCGCGTTACGGGGCTAGGGGAATGTTTTGCCTTTTCTAGCTTCGCCACAGGAATTTTCTCGCCTTTGGGAACGTGAAGCGTCTTATGCAGCTTGCCTTTGTTGACAGGGTTGATTTTAATGCCAGATTTACTCATGAGTTGACCCCTCTGCAATGCCCGCCAGACTGAAAGGGGTCGAGCAGGTTCTGGCACAGCGCACGGGCAACACGCTGACGATACCTGTCTATCCCACTAGAACTCGCAGTAGAAAGATACCTGTCGCACCGGATGGTCAGCAGCCACTCCTGCGGTAAGTCAAGGAACAGGGCGCTGGACGCCATGTTGAGGCTGAAGTCAAGCAACCAGCCAACGACGAGGATGGGCACAGCAAGCACTTCGCTTAATTTAGTCAGCTTGCCGCTGTTGCGGGCCGCAAGGAGCGCCATGACCGCGAGGAAAGCGAACCAAGTGGCATACGCAAGGCCAAGGTAGAGGGCGACAAATTTGAGGTAAGTCATTGCGATCACTACGTAATTGCTTCAGCCGCGACGAATCAGACCGGCCAACCCAGAGGCGGAAGTTCTGCTTCAAGATCTTGCCACGTCGGCATGGGCTGTTGACCGGACCGAACTTCTTGGAGCACATCGTAGCACTTGGCCCAAGTGACGTCGCGTGCCTGCACGCAGTATTGCCCTTCAGCAGCGAACTTCGGAACTGTGCTTGTCGCATATGTACATGCCGATAGGATGCCGTCGTAACCGCGCGTGTGTGCAAAATCGTCAAGCCGCGCTTGCACCATAGATGTGTATTGCGCAATAACCTGCTCGACGGTAGGAGGGGGCGGGTCTTGCAGGACAGGTCTGCCGCTTTCGTCCGCAACAATTCGCTTGCCAGCGGTCTGCCCTTCGAGCAACGCTTGATAGTCGTCGTCCGTGACCTCAACCAAGTCGTCAGGAAGCGATGCGTATTGAACGTCACTTGGATAGAAACCGCCAGTCGTTTTGCTGAATCGCATGGTGTTACTTCCGTTATTTTCCAATCGCGCGAACAAATACGCCGGACGTGTTAGCTGCGAAGAATACCTGCGCTTGGGTCAGGGTGCTTCCGCCGCCAAGGCCGACAGCAGTAGGCGAATTGGAGCCGTTGGCAGAGCAGGCAACTGCGGACAGGAAAGTCGACGGGAAGGCGATGGGCAGGGTAATCATCATGCTGCCGGCGCTGGTCGTCCCCGTAGCCGCGTAAACCCACTGGTCAATGTCTCCAGCCGGCCCCTTCTTGTATCCGTTTCCGCTAAGCGCCGCCGAAAACTGGCCGAGGTTAACCGCTTGGCTGCTCGCTGTTGCGGGGGCCACTGCGAAGGTCTGCGCAGCGTTGCCTGCAACGGGGGCAGCGTTGGCGTTGACGTTGCTGACAATCTGGCTGAAGTTCGCCATGACTGGGACAGCATCAACCGCCTGCCCGTTCTGAATCGTGTATGGAAGTGAGTTAACGATGGTCATGACTTAGTCCTCAGCTCACCACGTAACCGCTTCGACCGCCGCAGCAGACGTCGCCGCACGCACTTGGTCTTTCAACGCTTGCAGGCGCTGGAACGCCGCCGCGCCTTGCGTGCCGACCGCCTGCGCCAGCCCCTGCAAGTCCGCGTAGGTGAACGGCACCTTCGTGTTGTCAGCCGCCACCCAGTAAAAGCCTGGCGGAACAGCCTGCGTTGCGCTAAACGCAAGCAACATAACTTGCAGGCTCGCCACACTTCCTGGGTCGGCCTGATACGTCTTGGTCACGCCACCCTCGCTGGTGTAACTCACCGGTTGCTGGACGGCCTGTCGGTAGGCAGCGTAGAGTGCAGCAACCTGTTTGACTTGCGCCTGCGCGGTCAATTCCTCGTTCGTCGGGTCGGGCGGGGTGTAAGGCTGCAACGTTGCTGGAGCGTTTAGAGCGTCGCCGTTTGGGGCGGCAAACGAATAAACGCCGTTCGCCTCCTTGACGACAACGTTGTCCTCAAACGCATGAACTGCGTTCGTTACAGTGTCTATAAAAAACTGCATGGTTGGCCTCTTAATACCACTCAACCCAAGCCGTTATATAACCGTTATTGCTTTGGCCTATATACACTTGGTAACTGCCACCGTTGGGGACAATAAAAAAGGCCGACACGTCGCTGCCGTTGGGCGTAACACCGTTATATATAGTGTATCCATTAACAACAGAATAAACCGGCGCACTGTTGTTCGTTTGACAAGTCACCCACACCCACATTGTGTAGCCTGTGGTGTTGTAGTAGGTTGTGCTTAACGCACGGCTAGGCGCATTGAGTTGGACATTTGTGAGGCGTCCAGCAGTAGTTGCGGAACCAGCAGTAGTTGCGGAACCAGCAGTAGTTGCGGAACCAGCAGAGTTTGCGTAACTAACGCTTGCCGTTTGCAATTGTCCCAAAGTGACGACTTGGTTTGACGCACTTGCTGGCACGGCAACAATCTGACCTGTAGTTGAAACGCTCCAGTTAAAGCCGTCCCAAACCATTTCGATGTTTTGGTTATAGCCGTTGATGACCCACGAATAACTATTACTCCCGTCTGGAAAGCTCAAAAAAGGAGAACCGCTTGATACATTGGTTTGCGTTGTAACTGGATAGCCGCACCCATACACACAAACTCGTTGGCCGGCGGTCGACCCTGGGTTGACGGTGATCGTCCCCGCAGCCGAGAAGTGTGTCAGAACCAGAGTGTTAAACGCAACCGGCGTAATTGTGCCGCTCGTTGCAGGAAGCAGAACTTGCGTTCCGGCCTGCGCCCAATTGACCGCTTGGTTCGCTGCTGTTGCGTTCGCTACTGCAAACTGGTTGCTTGCAGAGCCGTTCAATGCGGCAAACTGTTGCTGCGCCTGGGCAAGTGGCACTGCACCTGCTGGATTGCTCGTAGTAGCAACAAGAAATTGCTGTGAAGCGTTGCCGCCCACAGAGGCGGCGTTCGCGTTGACGTTCTGCACGATCTGCGCGAAGTTCGCTTGAACCGGCGTCGCATCAACCGGGTTGCCGTTTGCGATTGTGTAGGTCAATGGGTTGATGATTGCCATTAGCCTGCCCCAGTGTATTGAAGCGCCTCGTAGCGGAAATCAAACCGCCCCAGACGGAAATAGTAACCGCTGTTACCAGAAAGAACAATTTGGCACGTCTTGAACACGAGTGGCGCAGAGAACGCCAACGGCGACGCACTGGAGTTGTAAGGCGCCGGCGCCCATACGGTTCCGGGGGCGCCCCACACGACGCTAGCATCGCCCCAAGTGGACGGCATATTGATGGGCGACAATTGCGCTTGGTTGATTAGGTCTCCTTGACTGTCAAGAACCTGCACCGTGTAGGACTGCGCACCATAAACGGCGGAGGCGATCATTTCGACAGACGCCTTCTCCGCCATCGGCGGGGCTGGATCAATCAGGGCGCTGGTCATGTTGATCGTCAACGGGGTGCCGTTCTCCGTAAAGGAGTCGCCAGCCGTGGTGTAAGCGTTGCTTTGAAACAGCTTCGCGCCAATGCTGTTGACCGCGACGACGAACGAGTTGCCAAGTGGCGTGATTACGTCCGCAGGGAACGTGTGCGGCCCGCTCCACTTGCCGACTTTGAGCGGGAACCAATACTCAAACCGCCCGAACACGTCCGTTGTTGTCACCGTATCGAGCGAAATGCGATATGTGTCAGCACTGTAGGCCGCGCAAGCCCGCGTCGGCTGCGTGCAGTTGAAGAACGGATACACCACGTCAGGGTTTGGCTCCGTCACGGCCATGCTCATCGTCGGAATGGTGCGGATACCGTCCACGGCCATGAACATGATGCCCGTAGGCGTCGGAACTGCCGTGCGAGGCGCAGAACAGCCGACGCTGGCGGTGATCTGGTTCAGCGCAAGGTTGCCGCCGGTCGTTGACCCGCCATAGTTCCAGTCGCCCGTAATCTGCCAGATCGAGTTCGCCTTGAACGCGATCAGCGCAGACAAAATGCCCTGTGTCGCAGTCGAGATGCCTTGCGGCACAAAAACAGTGATCGACTCAGTGCTTGCGCCAAGCGTCAACACCTGCCCCGCGTTGGTTTGCCGCAACGGGTAAAGCGAGTCACTGAAGTAGGCTTGGTTGCCCACTGCATACCACGCACGCCCGTAGAACTGCGCAACCGCCGTCGGCACAGCACTCAGCACGGCAGTCGAACCGTTCATCATGTTGCCAGTGCTGTAGGCCAGCGTTGTCAGGTCAATCGTCCCAATTGGGCCGCGGGACAACGTATAGCCTGGGTGCGTGATGACGATGTAGTTACCCACCACCGCCATGCAAGGAGGCGTCCATGCGCCGCTCGTGCCTTGCGTTGCGGGCACGTTGCTGCTGGTCACGCCGCTAATGGACACGAACGCATTAGTCGCCGTGTCGTAGCAAAACGGCTGGTCAAAGCCAGGGTTTAGCCCGCTGGCGACCATGCCAAAGACGCGTGTGCCAACGGAGATCATGACAGACACAACGCCGGGGGATGTAAACCCGCTGAACGTTGTGATACTCGTGCTGGCAGGGCGCGGGGCCAGCATGTTGTTGCTGACCGGATCGTGGATCAGGTTCGTCAGCAGTTTACAAGCGCCGGGGAACGACAGCTTGCCGTCCCGCGCATCAGATAGACCTACCGGACGCCACTGGTAGATTGCCGGGGTGCGGAGCATTTAGAACCCCGTGACTTTAGACGGCGGCAACCGGCCTGACCCGCCCGCAAACGAGTTGCCGAGCTTGACGGTGCGGGCGTGGTTCTCGCGGTCGCCTTGCATCTTCAGGAACGCCTGTAACTTGTTTTGCGCTTCGGCCGCGTATTGAGGTTGGCGTGTGTCATCGGTCAAGCGCATCACGTCTGCGGCCAGCGCCGTGAGCAAATAGTCGCTGTCAGGAAACCATGGCACAACGCTGGACGTTTCGGGGGTATCAATATCTGACGGCTGGCTCCAATACCGCAGCGTGAACGCGATTGTGCTGTTCGGCATGGGATACAAGTGCAGCGTCCCGGCTGCCGGGTTGCTTGCCCACATCGTCGGATACGCCATTGCGACGTTGCCGACGTTGATCCGGTCATAGTCGGGCAAGCTAATCTGCCGCATCGTCTGCGGCAGACCGCCAATGTAATACCAGAGTTCGTGCCCGCGAACGTAGTCCGCAGGGAGGGTGTAAGTCTGAACGCCAGCGGCCACCGAGAACTGGGCTGTTTTAAGCAACACGTCCAGGTCGTAAGTGCGCGCCAGCGTCGCAAGGCGCATGTTGAGCAGATCGCCCGCCTGCGCGGTATACCCAGGCGCTTTTGCAATCTGCAAAGCGTAAGTGATGATCTGCTGCGCCGTAAGCATTAAACCGCCTTAGCCCGCGTTTCTTCGAGCTGTTTGACGCCGCGCTTGTGATCGAGCGACAGTTCCTCGATCTTCGCCTTGAGCCGGTCAGAAAAGTCGTCGCCGTCCTTGTGCTTCTTGAGATACTGGCTCAGATCCAGCTCGGCGTTGCGGATCATCGACTCTTTCTCAATCAGCATCGCTTCAAGCATCTTGACTTCGTTCTTGGCGCGTTGCCGCTCGGCCACGGCGCGGAAGCGGTCGATTTCAGCGTTGATCGCTTCAGTCGACACACCAATCGGAAAGTTCCCGTTGAAGGTGACGCTCATCCCGTCTGCGACAGTTGCCGCAAACTGATAGACATACCCAACGCTGCTTTTTTCACTCATAGATTAACCTCTCAGGCTGAACTCACGTTGACGACGATATGCGTCGAAGGGTTTGCGCTGGCCGCGAACTTCTTGTTCGTGCGCCCAAGCGCGGCTCATGATATCACGCATTGATGCAGCCTGGGCCTTTGTGACCGTGTAGGACGCGCCTTGGTGAAAATGCCGCCCGTCAATCGAGAGATGGCTGCTATGCGGAGGAAGGTCGATGAACACTTCTTCGTACTCGATCTCAACCGGCTTGTCCTCTTTTTTCGCCTTGACGGCTGCCGCTGCGTCGCGGATTTGTGCTTCAAGTTTGTCGTTCATGCTTGCTCCAAAGAAACTGACGGGGCGCTTAGCCCCGTCAGGTTAACCATTAACCAAAAGTGGGCGAGAACGCCGATCCCGACTCGATGCGCATGAAGAACTGGTTATTCATGATCATCGTGCCGTAAAAGACCTTCCAAGACACCACGCGGGTTTGGTTTTGCGGGTCAAACTTGTCCGCACCAGTCAGGTAGAACGTCTTGAGCGAGTCAAGCTCGACTTGCGCAAACGCTTCCTTACCAAAGATGAAGGTAGGATAGACCGTCACGCCGGTTGCGGGGGCCGCAGGCGCGACTTGCGACACGCCAAGGCCCGTAATGACGACCGTCGAGCCGGGGGCGATTTGCGTCGCGTTGCCAGACAGCGGGCCAGTCGTCGGGCCAGCAGCAGACAAGCCAAGGTTCGACGGGGGAGACGACGTGCCAACATACACGTTGTAGGTGTAGCCTGCCGTGCTCGGCACCGTGACGCTAATGGAGCCGGTCGGCCCCGTCACGCTGATGCCTGTGGATGGCTGGTAGATCACCCGCTCGTAGTTGGTGTTGATGTCCGAGGCCGTGACCTGAATGTAGTAGGTGCCCGTCGCCAGCGAACCCGCAGTGCCTGCCGTGCCGGAGACCGCTGCCGCGCCCGTCCACGCCGGGACAAGGTTGGAACGGGTAAACCGCACACCAGACCACTGGCCGATCTCGTTGTTATACAGCTTGCCAACGTCGCTGTATTGCCATGCGGTCACAACCGTCGAGTTCTCGCGCAAGTCTTGCTCGACCAGCGGGTGAATGACGGCCACGTAGTGCGGAGCAGTCGCAGCGGTGACACCCTTGGGGTTTGCGGCGGGCTTCATCTTGATATCCGTCTCGCCGCCGCCCATGTAATACCGTGCGCCGTTGGTGAACAGCGTGCCCATTGCACGGTTAAGCTCGTGCGGGGTCAGGACAGAGGCGTTCGTCAGACTAGCCCGTGCGCCCACAGCGCCAACGTAGTTGACCTGCGTGCCGCCCATGATCGCGTTAAACGTGTTGCGCTCGATGGTTTCCGTCGCCTGCAAACCGATCAGTTCCACAGCCTTCTTAAAGACCGGGTGGTTAATGGTCAGTTCAGCAACGTCCGTGATGCGGATCAGGTCACCCCACTGCGCTACGGTGCCGGTCACTTGCGTGATCGTCATCGTCTCGCCAGCGGAAGGCGTGCCTTCCGACAAGGTGGTGTAGGGCAGGGGAACGCGCTCGTAACGGAACGCATAGTAGGTCGTGCCCATGCCTTTCGGCAGTTCAACCCGCTCCGCAAGTTGAGACACAACAATCTGGCGCTGAGTCAGCTCCAGCGTCTTTTTCTGAATGTATTTGCCGACGTCTGCGGCAAAGTTGGCGGCGTTGTTTGTTGCCATGATGCAAAATCCTTAAAAGGTGATCCGAGAGAGGCGTTCTTCCAGATCTGCATCTTCATCCGCTGCGCCTGGGGCGGCATTGCCACGGGCACGGAGCGGCTTGGACGTAGACTTAGAAGCGGCTTTAGCGGCTTTGGCGATAGACGCCGGGGCCTTGGTAAGCACATCTTCTCCGACCAAGAATTTCAAAATCGACTCGCGCGGGGCAGTCTGGCCTTTTGCTCGCATCTGCATCAGCGTCTGCTCAACCCGATCGACATACTTGCCGATCATCGGGTTTTGCAACGCACGCTGCTGAAACGCCATCTTGTCCATCATGTCCTGCTGGCTGAACTGCTGTTGCTGCATCT